CAATTGTCGTTAAGAACAACAGCGGAACCACGATTGTTACGCTGCAATCCGGCTCGTTTGTTGATGTTACCTTGCTGGTTAACTCTCCTGCGGCGGGTTCTTGGGATACTCACAACCAAGCGCCGAGCAACGTCAGTTGGTCCACAAATACGCTTAGCTGGGCCGGCAGCATTACTAACAGCACATGGAACGGCGTAACGGTCGGCACGGGCTATGGCGGCACCGGGCTTACTTCTTTCACTTCCGGCGGCGCGGTCTATGCTACTAGCACAAGCGCGCTAACAACTGGCACGCTGCCGGTTGCGAGCGGCGGCACTGGCGTTACTGCCAGCACCGGCAGTGGCAATGTGGTGCTCAGCACCAGCCCCACGCTGGTTACCCCGGTGCTGGGCACGCCAACCAGCATCACCTTGACCAACGCTACCGGCCTCCCGCTTAGCACGGGCGTTACGGGCAATCTGCCTGTCGCCAATCTCAACAGCGGCACCGGGGCTAGCAGCACCACCTATTGGCGCGGCGATGGCACGTGGGCAACGCCTGCTGGCGGCGGCGGATCAACGAAAGCGCCAAAAGCCCTCCTAGACACTTACATGATCGGAGCTTTCTGACATGGCCGCGAATACCTCGCCCATCTTCCCCTTGACGCCTAACGTTTCGTGGGCCAATACCTGCATCGCAGCAAACACCACCACCGATCTCACGAGCGGTACGTCGTATCTGTGCTACACGGCCGGCGCCACCAATGGATCGCGGCCGGATTTTGTTCGCGCTCGCGCGCTAGGGACGAATGTCGCCACGGTTGTACGGCTGTGGATAAACAACGGCAGCGCGACCGGCACGGCTGCCAATAACACGCTGTTCATGGAGCGCACCCTGCCGGCGACGACGGTTAGCCAGACCTCGGAGCAGGCGGACGTCATCATCCCCATGAATGTCAGCCTAGTTGCCGGCTACAAAGTATACGCGACCCTTGGAACTGCGGTTGCGGCTGGTTATGATTTGGTTGGTGTCGGGGGTGACTACTAATGTTTTCTTCATTTACCGCAACTAATTCGCCAGCCTATCAGATTTGGCATATGGGTAATAACGGCGGGACTAATATCACGCTGGCAGATGACTGCGCCCCAATTCAATATTTCATATGTGATGGTGGTAACAGCTTTCAGGGCGGGACGGTATTTCTCCCAACAAATCCACCGCCGGGCAAAACCATTTTATTAAAAATGGACCTTGGCCAATCAGTTACTAGTGGTCAAAATTTATATGGATTAAGTATTTACGATAGGTCTAGCGCCACATCTGCTATATCCCTGCATTCTGGTCAATATTTGTATTTGCAATACACGCCACAATTGCTGTGTGGTTCATCCACTACAACACAATCCCCATGGCGTAATTTACTTGGTCCCGACATTAGTAGCACAACAGTTAATTCGGTAGTTCTGGGGGGTGGTGCTGGTGTCGGCGGCCCAAATGGTATCGCCATTGGTTCTGGTGGCAATGTCACCACCGCAAGCGGATTTTTAAGCACTGCAATAGGATCGGCGGCAGTCGCTTCTGGTAGCGCCAGTATCGCAATTGGAGGGTCTCTCGGTGGCGATAACGTTGTTGCCTCTGCAAGTGTTTCGGTTGCATTGGGATTTGGGTCTACCGCATCTGGTCGCCAATCTGTTGTGTTGGGATATGGCGCATCAGACCGTGGCAGAACGCAACTCGTATATTCTGGTTATTATCCTTCTTCTGCACGGGGAGCAAACCAATTAGCATATGGAATTATGTACGGGGTTACTTCCTCAGCAACATCAGTTCGATTAACCACCGATGGATCAACTACTGTAAACTCCACATCTAACAATATTTGGAACATCGGCGCTGGTATGACGTTCATGTTCCAAACCATCAATGTATTAGCGCGAGACACAGTTACGGGTGATTTTGCCACTTGGTCGATGGTCGGTGGTGCTAGTGCTGTAGTGCTTAGCAGACCATCTACGTTCGGCACGTCAACGCTGAGCACGCCTACTTTTGTCGCAGGCCCCCTCACAGCCGCCGGCACCATATCGCTGATGGCGCCACCATCTCTGACGCTAGACGCCACCAGCAGTGGGCAAAATGGTCTAAACCTGTCAATGACGGGGGTTGCTGGGTCCAGCACCAATCCTGTGCATTATCAAGCGTACATCGTCGCGCAGGAGTTAGTGTAACATGAGCGACCAAATTATTGACGAAATTGTTGACGAAATCAATCCAGACCCGTTTCCGGCGGCATATCCAGGCGCCAACTATAGTTCGTACTGCGTTGGCCTAAACCCAGCGCAGGGACTGGATTATTACCACATTGTCGCTCTGGATGGGACGCAAACCACGGTAACCGTACCAACTGGCACACCCTATTGGCGTGCTCTGGGCCTTGTTGGTCCTGGCGGCATACCTTTACTCCCCGCCGCACCACGCACCGTGACCAACTTTCAGCTTCGCGCCGCGCTGCTGGGCATGCCGGCGCCGGGCGGCGCGGCCGGCACGCTGTTTGCCGTGGTGGATGCCGCTGTGCGGGCGCAGGGCGGCCTTGCCCTGCAAGCCTGGGAATACGCCAACGAAGTGAACCGCACCGGCCCGCTGGTGCAGCAGATGGCGGCGGGGTTCGGTTTCGACGAAGCTTCGCTGGATGCGTTGTTTATCGCGGCGGCGGGGATATCAGCATGAGTCATTCACGTTGGAATAACGGAAGGTGTTTTACAATGGCGCATGTCCAATGTCCTGCCATGGCGCCCGCGCCTCCGCATGTCTGAAGCACGCGCCATGGCCCCCACCGACGGCGAGTTTCGGATGCTGGCTCAGATGATGGCTGACATTAAAGAATCCCTTGCGGAGCATCGTCGAGAGACAAAAGCTAGCATTGAGGAAACTCAAAGGCAGGTTACCGACCTCCGTATCGAAGTCGGCAAGGCCAAAAATGGCATCGCTATAGGGCAATGGATCATCGGGCTTATTGGCATCGGGGGGATTATCAGCCTCGGCAAGTGGCTTGTAGGCCCGCATCAATAACCCAGCGCCACGGCGCATAGGAGCGACACACAATGCCGCCACCCCGCCTTAAGCAATCCGAGCTAGACAAAGCTAAAGAGCTATACAACCACGCGGTTGATGTACTTAAATTGCAAGCCATGGGCTCTCATGTTTGCACCGGGCGGAAAAGCGCGCTGCAATGGGTGGCGGATGAACTAGGCGTATCCCGTGATGGCGTCAAAATCCGCATTACCCGCGCGCTAAGTGACTTAGCGAGGCCGGAGGCTCGAAGCCCCGCCATACCGGCAGACCTAAATCACCTGCCGCAGTCTGTCATGGTGGATCATCTGCGGTTGACAGATGCCACCGTACTGGCTTTTTCGGACGCACATTGGACCCACGCCGGCCAAGCCCGCAGCGTAGCGCATGAGGCCCTATTGCGGCTGGCCAAGCACCTAAAGCCGACGCATTTGCTTTCGGTTGGTGACTTGATGGACCTTGCGCGAATCAGCAAGCATCCTCGGCGCCGGCAGTATGCCCCGCCGCATTCGGTGGAAACTGAGCTAACCTGCGCCGGCATGCATTTGTCTGACTTGCGCGCTGCGGCGCCGGATGCCGAGTGCTGGTGGATCAAAGGCAACCATGACGATAGGCTAGAGGTCTATCTTGCCAGCCAAGCCGATGCTCTCGAAGGCATGGCGGGCACTACGCTAGAGGAACGCTTCCCCGCGTGGCAGTTTGCGCATCGTCTCAAAATCAACGACGACTGCGAAGTAATCCATGTATGGCATCGCGGCATACATGCGGCGAAGAACAACGCCAGGGAAAGCGGGAAGCACTTCATCACGGGCGATACGCATGCCTTGAACGCTGTCGCACATACCATCGGTGGGCAAACTCGCTGGGGCATAGAACTGGGCATGCTTGCCAATCCTGAGTGGCCGGCATTCCATTACATGAACGGTATGCCCACCCGTTGGGGACAAGGCTTTGCGGTGCTAACTTGGCGGAATGGTCAACTTCTCCCGCCTGAGATCGTGCGGATTGATGGCCGAGAGGCTTGGTTCCGCAATCAACTTGTGCTTAGCAAGACGACGGTCAAAGCCGGGAGCATTAAGGCATGACGCGCAAGAAAATCCCTCGCGCCTCGCATCCTGTTGCCGCTGCGTTAGAACGTGCGTTAGAACAGGGCTGCACTCGGATGGTACTTTGCGCCATAGACAACGACAATGGCGACATGACTATTGTTAGCGCGCCGGGCATGGACAGGCTTAACATCCTTGGTTTGCTGGCGCATTCTCAGGTTATTGTCAGCGTTACGGATTTACATAACGGAGGCGATGAATGACTGACTTTTGGGATGACGCTAGCAAGACGTTGGCGAGCGCGCTGCCGGTTATCCGCCAGCTAGCCCCCACCGTCGCTACCTGCCTGGGAGGCCCCTTGGCCGGCGCTGCGGTATCCGCAGCCAAGACTATTGCCGGTCAACACTAGGAGTTAACCATGGCTCTTGATCCCATCACCGCTGGTATGGATTTGGCTGGCCGGGTTGCTGATCTGGTTGGTAGATTCATCCCTGACCCCACCAAACAGGCTGAGGCGGCTCTTGCCATTCAGCAGTTGGCCGCTCAGGAGCGAGCCTCGCAGACAAAGGTGAATGAAGTAGAGGCGGCTAATAGCAGCATGTTCGTTGCTGGCTGGCGCCCCTTTATTGGGTGGGTGTGCGGTAGCGCACTGGTCTATCAGTATCTGTTCTCTCCACTACTCCCCTGGCTGGTTAATGTGTTTGGTGGGCACGCACCTCCCATGCCGGGCTTGGATGATAACCTTTGGCAGCTTATGCTTGGTATGCTTGGCCTTGGCGGGTTGCGTACCTATGAGAAGGTGCAGGGCGTCTCTAGTGCTGTTAGGCCGCGTTAATGCAAAGCAACTTCTCTAAGTGCCTCGCCTTCACCCTGAAGCAGGAAGGCGGGTGGAGTGACAATCCCCGTGACCCAGGGGGCGCTACCATGCAGGGCGTTACACTCGCCGTATTCTCTGAGTGGCTTGGCCGTCAAGCCACTAAGGAAGAACTGAAGGCAATCTCAGACCAACAGGTTCAATCCATTTACAAAACCAAGTATTGGGATACCTGTAAGTGTGATGACTTGCTGGCTGGGATTGACCTTGTTGTGTTTGACTTCTCTGTAAACGCCGGCCCATCTAGGGCGGCTAAGACACTCCAGGGCGTTTGCGGTATTGCCCGTGATGGCTTGGTTGGTCCAATAACGCTGAAGGCGTTAAAGGAATACTCGCCAACCTCTGTCATCTCGGACTATAATATCGCCCGCCGGGACTTTTATCGCGGGCTGGCTTCGTTTCAGGACTTTGGAAAAGGCTGGCTTCGGCGCGTCACTGACTGTGATGTTGAAGCTCGCAACATGGTTAGACCATAGGAGAAACGTAATGGCTATGCGACCCAAGAAGCCGCCGCTGAGTGTGGCCCCCACCCCTAAGACTGGCCCTGATGGGGCGCCTGTGATGCCTGAGTTCATGTCTCGGGCTAAGCGCCCTGGCGGCATGAAGTCTGGCGGCAAGGTGTCCCCGGCTGAATTTGAGGGTTCGGCTAAGGATATGGCGCAGGACAAGAAACTTGCTCGCAAGCATGGTGAAAGCTTTGCTCAGTGGGAGAGGTCCCCCGCTGACCGCAAGCATGATGTTCAGCAGACCATGAAGGGTCTGAAGAATGGCGGCCTCGCCAAGATGGCTAAGGGCGGTGGTGTTGAGACTCGTGGCAAGACTAAGGGGAGAATGATCTAATGGCTGATGACCTTCCTGGCGACCCCAGAGAAACCGCTGCTCGCCGTCTCCGCATGGGCGCTGAGGATCGCGCTAGCCGTGCGCGTATAGCTAAGAACGTTGAGGCTGCCGCTGAGGCTAACCGGCGCTTCGCTCGCAATCAGACAGCCACCCGCATTCCGCCCGTTCCTGAAGGTGCTAGCCGCATCCAGCCCGTTCCTGAAGGCGCTGTAGGGGCTAATGATATGCGGAATAATCGTGCCCCCCCACCCAACCTTAATGACGCTGCTAAAGGTGTCGTAAAGGAAGTTTTCAGACGTGCTGCCAACGCACTTCCTACGTCCGTGCAAAGTGCGGCTCGTTTTGCTGGGAAGGCCGCAGGCGCCGCAGGTCTTCTTATACCCAGCGGTCCGGGAGTTAATACTGAGGCCCCTTCTGGCGGCCTGCCAGAGAGGTATGGTGCCCAACGCCCCCGCCTAAAGGCCAGTGACACAGCTCGCATCACTGATAGTGAGGAACTTCCTCTCCCGCCCAAGCCCCCTCGCAATCCTCCCCGGCAGGCTGCCCGGCGTCCTTCTGCTTCGGCTGAGAGTGAGGCCGATAAGCTGAACGCTATGGAGATTGATCGTATCATGCGTGAGCGTGCGTCTGAAGAGACGGGCACCATGAAGAAGGGCGGTAAGGTCCAAGCCTATAAGAAGGGCGGCGGCACTGACTGCACCATGAAGATGGCTAAGGGTGGCGCTGTTCGTGGTTGTGGTATTGCTCAGCGCGGCAAGACTCGTGGGGTTATGCGCTAATGGCGAAGAACTGGATCAAGGGTGCCATCAAGCATCCTGGCGCCTTGCGTGAGAAGCTGGGCGTCAAGGAAGGCTCCAATATCCCCGCTAAGAAGCTTCAGAAGGCCGCTAAGGCCCCTGGGGTTATGGGTAAGGAGGCTCGCTTGGCCATGACCCTCAGCAAGCTTCGGAAGGGCTAACATGACCACCTCCGGCACCGCCGCTTGGAACCTTGATATCACTGACTGTATTGAGGAAGCGTATGAGCGTGCCGGCCTTGAGATGCGCACGGGCTATGACTTTCGCACAGCCCGGCGCTCCCTCAACATCATGTCTGCTGAGTGGTCCAATCGTGGCCTGAATCTTTGGACAATTGACCAGCAAAGCATTCCACTGGTTGCTGGCACGGCTACTTACACCTTGCCAGCAGACACTATTGACATGATTGAAACCATTATCCGGGTTAACACCCAGGGCACTGGCTTGGATTATGTCGTGGACCGCTGGGGTGTTGGTGATTACGGGTCCATCCCCAACAAGTTCACCACCGGCCGTCCGCTGAAGAATTACGTGCAGCGGACTGTCGTCCCTCAGTTTACACTCTGGCCCATACCGGACCTTCCTTATACGCTCATCTACTGGCGCATGCGGCGCATGCAGGACGCCTCTAGCGGCTCTGACAATATGGATGTGCCTGTGAGGTTCATTCCTGCTCTAGTGGCTGGGTTGGCCTTCTACATCGCTCAGAAGCGGCCTGAGGTTGCTGGTAGGATTGACCAACTCAAGGCTGAGTATGAGTACCAGTTCATGCTAGCCTCTCAGGAAGATCGTGGTCGCGAGAGTGCTATGTTTGTTCCTTGGATTGGCAACCCGTGAGCGTCAAGTTCGCCCGAGGCCAAAAAGCTTATGGTTTCTGCGATCGTTGCTATCAGCGTTGCAACCTGGGAAGTCTTGTGTTTCAGGTTGTAAACCAGCGGCCTACTGGATTAAAGGTGTGCCGTGAATGTAATGATGTGGATCACCCCCAGCTTCAGTTGGGTAGATTCCCCATTAATGACCCGGTGGCGTTGAAAGACCCCCGCCCAGATATTAACCCAGGCCGCAGTTTGTTTGGGTGGAATCCGGTTGGTAACCCAGCGACCTCCATGAATGGGAATGCTGGCACTGTGTTTGTGAATAGCTAGGAGAACCGTCATGGCTAAGAAGATGAAGGCTGGTGGGCCGACCACTGAAGATCGCGCCAAGTTTGGCAAGAACATGGCTAAGGCCATGAACCAGGGCGCCAAGATGGCCACTGGTGGTGGCGTGAAGATTCGCGGTACTGGTGCCGCTGAGCGTGGTATTAAGGCCAACGGCCCCATGGCCTAATGGACGGCGGCAATGAACTACACAGAACTGACTGCGCTCCTTCAGGAATACACGCAGAACTACGCTAGTGAGTTTGTTGCCGCCCTCCCCAGCATCATCGGGCTTGCTGAGGATAGAATCTATCGTTCCGTACAAATCCCGGAACTGAAGAAGAACGCAACGTCCAACTTGGTTGCTGGCACCAAGTACCTGAACGCCCCTACAGACTTCCTGGCATCGTACTCTATGGCCGTCATTAACACTGATGGCTCGTACAACTACATGCTGGAGAAGGAGGTGGCGTTCATTGGGGAGGCTTACCCAATCCCCACATCAACAGGGCTGCCCCGCTTCTACGCTCTGTTCAATGAAACCACCTTCCTTGTTGGGCCTACGCCAAACAGCAGCTATCAGGTTGAGCTTCACTACTACTATGAGCCTCCCAGCATCGTGCAGACTGGCACTAGTTGGCTGGGGACTGAGGCTGAGAGCGTGCTGTTCTACGGCTGCCTGCTTGAAGCCTACGTCTATATGAAGGGCGATAACGACCTTATGGCTCTGTATAAGGGGCGGTATGATGAGGCTCTTGCTCGCCTGAAGAACCTTGGTGAAGGGCTTAACAAGAGGGACAACTTTAGGGTAGATGCGCCTAGAGTAACCCCTACCTAGGATAACAAATGATTACCCAGGCATTCTGCACATCATTCAAGCAACAGCTTCTTGAGGGGGTCCATGACTTCCGAGTGGGGCAGGATGTGTTCAAGATTGCTCTCTACACTGAAGCTGCAAACCTGAATGCCACTACCACCACATACTCATCCGTTGGTGAAGTGTTTGGTATCGGCTATACTACCGGTGGGTTGGTTCTGACCAATGTGGCTCCAAGCCAATACAACCTGTCTGGTGTGTGCTCCTTCGCTAATATCTCTTGGGTGGGTGTTACCTTCAGTGCCAGAGGCGCGCTGATCTACAACGCCACCCCGAGTTCCGGTAGCTACACAAACCCCGCCTGCATTGTCTTAGACTTCGGCTATCTGAGGCCGGCAACGAACGGAATCTTTACCGTATCGTTCCCGCAAGCTACTGACGCAACGGCAGTTATCAGGATTAACTGACATGGCTTTCAAGCTGGCTGACCGGGTTAAGGAAACCACCACAACCACCGGGACTGGCTCTGTCACGCTTGCCGGGGCCGCTACTGGCTATCAAGCCTTTTTTGGTTCGGCCGCCCTGGCGGTTGGGGACACCACGCTTTACGCGATTGAGGACCAAGCTGGCGCCAATTGGGAGATTGGTATTGGCACTCTCAATAGCTCAACGCTTCTTGCTAGAACGACCGTCATATCTTCTAGCAACTCAGGATCGTTGGTGAACTTTGGGGCT